CTTCAACCCACTTACGAGTATTGTAAGCATCTTCTTTTGAAAGAGTTTGACACTTACGTTCTTTATTAAGCTCGTAGCAAAGGTTTACTTTGATGTCTTTATCTTTAGACATTGTACATCGCCCGAAGTAAAACAGTTATAGACGTAAGACCCCATAACCCTAGCAGTACTACAGCACATAGTGTACCATTAAGTGTGTCTCTTTTTCCCATTGCGAACATGCGTCGTGTCAATGTCTTGGGCCAGAGTGAACTACTGGATTTATTTCATTACTTTAATGGGAGTTTTTATTGGCGTGAACCAAGGTGTGGCATGAGTGCGGATTTCAAAGCAGGCGGTGTTCGCCCTGATGGTTATTCACAAATCACAATCAATAAAAAAAGTTATTACTTGCATAATCTTATTTGGATTTATTTTAATGGAGAAATAACCAAGGGTTTGGAAGTGGATCATATTGACAACAACCGCAGAAACAACACGATTGAGAATTTACAGTTATTAACACACTCTGATAACTTACGAAAACGTCCATACATCAAAGGTTCTGTCTATAGAAAAAAACAGAACCTTGACATATGGATTGCTAAGTATCGTCAAAAGTATGTTGGCTCATTTAAATCTAAAGAGCTCGCATTAGCTGCTATCAACTTACTTCAAAGACCTTCTTAGTTATGTTGTAATAACGCAGCCTATCGTCATATCCCGTCCAGCCACCATTAATTCGGTAGCAACATTCGTCGAATCCTTTTGTGAGACAGATGTTCAACAGATCGTTATCCTCGATCCAGCCAAGGGCAGATCTAAAGGGGTAATGATCAGTCACGTATTTCCATCCTCTCTCTAGGATAAGCGGATCTTGAAGTTTCTCTGCTGCACGTGAGTAGTTGTACCTACCTGTCAGCATTAGTACACCGGCGCCTTTGTACTTTTTCCCATCACCTGGGTGTGTGTTTCCAAGATCAGTACGGCCCTCATAGGCTGAGCCGTCCGCAATCTCAGACATCCATTTGAAACCTCCGGTCTCGTGACAGAGATTAGCAATCAACATGCACATTGCTTCTCTATGCTGGTCAAAGCCAGTCATAGATAACAACTTATTAAAGTCACCACAGAAGGTATCGTCAAAAGCACTGGCTGAATAACCAGTTAATTGTTGACAGATCTGTGGTGTGATGATGTTAGTGCTGGGATTTACTGGGCCAGCGCGGTACATCTCAGCAAACTGATCAAGCGTAGCTTCGGATAACTGGCTTTCTAACCAGTTCCAGGCAGCTAGTTGATGGGGCTCTTCTTTATAGTACTTGGCTGACTTGCTTAGATTGATTGTCATGGGAGAAGATCTTCAGTGGCTGTAGTCTCTTTTACAGTTTCTTCTGGATTTTCTTCAGGTTCAAATTCAATTTTTTCTAGATACTGTCCAAGAAGCTGACCAGAAAACTGAATTAAATTTCCATCACCAGCTTGGCGTGCTGCTGCATAAGAATTAATTGCAGATACTAGTTCAGATTGCTTACAGGCCATGATTAAAAATTACTGACCTGTTAACTATACCAATAAAAACAAGTATTGCAAATAGTGTTATCCGATATCTGCTGTAGTGATATCTTCAGGAGGAACTTCCATAGTCTTTGACCATGGTGTACCTGTTGCATGTGTTGGAGTAACTAGCTGCGTCAGCTGTGAAACAAGATCAGATTCAATAGTTGTTTTTTCTTCTACTCCCAGGGCTGCTTGTAACCACTGGATGCTTTGCGCGTCTGTAATTGCTGAATAAGGAGTATAGCTACTTGGATCAGGAGCACCAAGTCCGACGGAACCATAAGAGCTAGCTACTTTAGGCTCAACACCTGAAGCAACTACTTCTGTTAATGTAGCGGTCCAATGAATAGTTGTTACTTGTCCATTAGGTGGTGTGTTACCTAACGGAAGATCATAGTCCAGTGCGATTACATTCCAAACGGTATCAGAAGGGGAAGGGATTGTCATTTTAGTTAAACAGTTTCTTTTATTTTATAGTAACAATATACTAAACAATACCGGCTGCATTCAGTTGATGCCCCAAGTGAAGGCAGTCGCCATGTTCAAAAATTCCTTGTTGACAGTGTAATAGAAAGGCCCTGCGTTGGCACGGGGCGGGTTGACGATTACAAGCCAGCGTCAGTTAGGCGTTGTTCAAGGGTTTCAATCTTGGTGATTGCCTCTTGCAGTGCTGCTGTAAGTAGTGGCACGAGTTTAGATTGATCAATGCCTTGCATAACAGCGTTGCCATCATCATCAACTTCATCTTTGGTTCCAGTGATTGCTTCTGGTACGACAGCTTGTGCTTCGTGAGCAAGGAAACCATCTACCGTAGTGTTAGCGTCAACAATAAAGTTGAAACGTTTTGGCAATAATTGTTTAATACGAGTGATACCGTCAGTAATGTTAACAACATTTTCTTTTAAACGATAGTCTGAGCTAGTTATATAGCTGGTAGAGCTACCATTCATTGCGATCTTTCCTCTTTCAGTACCTCCGTTATCATGGAAGGTAATCATGTTGCCACTTACATTATTTCCACCATTATTCGCATAGGCGTTTCTTATGTTTAAACCAGTGTAGTTAGCATTTGCGCCTTGGAAAATTACTACACCATGTCTATTTCCTTGGAAAACAGCAACTTCTCCTGGTGAGCTATTGTAAGCACTTGTTCGTCCTAATAGCAAACTTCCCGAGCTGTCGATACGCATCCGCTCCGTCGGAGAAGACGCACCATCCGCAGTAGTGGAGAACACCAGTTTTGTTGGCTGACTACTCCCAGAAGCCCAAGTACCGCCGTCTCTAAAGGCAACAATGCTCGCAGCCGTTGTGTGCCCACTGTCAGTGAATGAAATTTGCCCAATGGTAGATGCTGAGCCTGGCGACGATGTTCCTGTTGCAAGTCGCAGATAAGACGGACCGCTGGCACCATCTGGCGATCCTTGAAGGAGAAGAGTTGTCGCAGTGGTAGAGGCACTAGACGTACCAACTAAGAGGCGACCCGAGCTGTCGATTCGTAGTCGCTCGGCTGAATTTGTACTAAAAGCTAAGGAATTACTTAAGTGAGAATATTGGATTAAACCTCTATACTCAGAAGCTCCTCCGCCAGTACCGTCGCTAAAGGCTAATGTTGCACTATGAGCTGTGCCTGATCTAATAGTTATTCCTGCATCAGTAGATCTTGATACTGTAAAATCGTCGGCTTGTGCAAATCCAGGGGCGGTAGTAGTCCCAATCAACATTCTGCCCGAGCTGTCGATGCGGGCGCGTTCTGTATCGTTAGTGCCAAAAACAAGAGCGTGATTGCTGGCTGTTTTTAAGATGCCACCACCTGATACTGTCCGAAGAACTACAGTGTGCGTTCCGTCAGTGTTTTTTAAACCATAACCAGTTGCGCCGACTAAATGAAGAGTATCGTCAGGCGACGACGTTCCAATCCCTACCTTTCCCGAGCTGTCGATAACCATGCGGTTACCTGTGCCAGCAGTTCTAAATGCCAGATGGTCGGCTGTATGGCTATATTCAACGGCTCCGCGATATGCAGCATCGCCTGAGGTTCCGTCGGCAAAACTGATGGAGCCTTGAGTAGCAGAATAAACTGTTATGCCTTCACTGCCTGATCCGCTGCCAACTACAAGATTGTCGGAAGCGTTGCCAGTGAAACTAGACATTACTGCGTTTCCAATACCAAGCCTGCCCGAGCTGTCGATTCGCATGCGCTCAGAAGCATTTACCGTAAACTGCATGTGATCGGTATTATGGGCATACCTAATTCCACCAGAATATCTAGATGTGCCTGTCGTACCATCTGCAAAGAAGATTTCGCAGTCAGAGGTAGTTCCACCCCTAATCGTCATTCCACAATGACTGCTGTCTCCAATAGTAAAATTATCTCCGTAACTTGTGAAGCCAGCAGTTGTAGTCCCAAGCAGCAAATGTCCCGAGCTGTCGATTCGCATGCGCTCAGACCCATCAACTCGGAAATCGATCCGGGTGGTTGATGCTCCATTCCCTTCGTCAGCCTTAAAGCTAAGAATAGAGCTGTTTGCACTAACTTCTGAATAAGTATTCGTATCTTCCGTAAGCCGAATAATCGGTGCTGAACTTTTAATTTCCAGCGCCTTAGATGGCGACGACGTTCCAATCCCAACGTTGCCGGTATTATCAATTCTTAAAGCTTCTAAACCACTTGTTGAAATACCAATTTCATTTGTAGCTGGTTTATAGATACCTGTATCTGGATCACTTGCGAAAGCAATAGAAGGCAGTGCTTCAGTACCATCATCAAAGAGTCCTGTGATACCAGAAATAATTACACCACTGGCATTAATACTTCCTGAAACAGTTAAATCACCATCAATTGTAGTGTTGCCTTCTATTATTACGTTTCCACTGAAGGTAGGGTTATTAACTAAACCAGAAACAAGTACAGTAACATGTACAGTAACATTTGCTTCATTCGGTGAAACTCCTGTCGTATAGGTAATATAATCAACGCGAACTTCGCCGTACTGAGGAGCCATTTCTTTACCTTGTACTTAACACATATAAATGTATTCTACTTTAAACACCCCAAATTGTTAATACATGTCTTCCGGCACTGTTTCCGGTACCTGATTCAATTGTCCAACCACGTTGTCCATTGACTGTTGCTGTAATCATTTCACCTGAGGGGTTATAAAAACCAGTATTTAGATCACCTGTAAAGGTAATGCCTGGTGCACTAACAGAACCCCAAGGGAACTCGGCTTGTCCAGAAAGCACTATAAAATCAGAATGTGAGGTTACTTTTCCACTAACAACAACATCACCTCCAACAGTTACTCCACTAGTAACAAAAGCGTCTCCACTGACACTTAAATCTGCATCAATAGTAATTTGCCTGTCAACTAAAAGGTCACCAAAATGCCCCGTAGTTGTTTCAATTGAGGTGCCGGTAATTGTTGTTCCGGTTAATTGTGTAAAGGTTCCGTTAGTACCTAAGAAATTTTCACCTGTAATTGTGATGCCAGTTATGTTTGTATAACTAAGGTTTACGCCTGTAATAGTTGTAGCGTTAACGTTTGTAAAAGTACCTGAAGTAAAGTTTGCAGCCGTACCTGTAACCGTTGTAAAGATACCAGTGACTGCTGTGACATTTCCACTAATTACAGCATTGTCATCAACTGTAAGTTGACCAGAGACAAGAAGAGCACCACTTACAACCAGTCCACTTAAGATGTTTAATTCATCAAAAGTTGTTGTGCCGCTTACGTCTAGGTTTCCTGAGATGATTACATTACCATCAACATCAAGGTCATTGGTAAATAAACCACTGGCCGCGTGAATATATTCAATTCCGCTAATGGTAGTTGACCCATCGCCCGTAATATCACCACTGACAATAGAAAGGTCACCACTAAGACTTAAGTCACCGCTTAGTTCTGTTGTACCTTTTACAACTAAACCACTTGTTACATCAAGATTTCCAGTAGCAGTAATGTCATGTGCTTGTAAGTCACCTGTGACTGTGACATCTTGAGAGACTACTAAAAAGTCAAAGAAACCATCTGAACCACTAATGGTAGGTGCACTGACAATGGTATCGAATGTCCCACTGGTACCTGTAATGGTTGTACCTGAGATCAATCCTGTTACAGATAAATCACCACTAATAAAACCTGAACCTTCAAGGAAGAAGTTTTCAACAACGGTAAAGTTACCACTAACGGTTTGGTCACCAGAGAAACTTAAGTTAGCAGCTTGAAGTGTATCTACTGTGATAAGAGTAGCTTCAATACTGTCACCCGTAATTGTCGTGCCGGAAATATAATCAAAGGTGCCACTGACTGCAGTGATCTCATCAACAGTTAAGTCTCCTGTTACATTAAGATCACCCGTGATTGTTAAATTATTCTGTATAAATGCATCAGTAAAAGTTGCTACGATGCCTGTAACTGTCTCGCCGTAGAAGCCACTAGCTACTAGTTGATTGAAGTTACCTGACGTTACACGGAGATTCGTGCCTGTTGCTTCTGTAAATAAAACTGTATCTCCAGTGACTGTTGTACCAGAAACAGTTTCAAATACACCAAGAACACCAGTAATGTTAGTGAACTGACCAATGTCACCTGTAATGGTGGCACCTGAAATCGTTCCTGTTGCATTGATGTCATTCGCATCAATGGTTCCAGTGATTGTTGTGCCTGACGCAACTAACGTATCAACAATTAAATAATCAAAATAGCCACTGACGGCATCAATGCCACGGGTAACGGTCAGGTCAACGACAGTACCACTTTGGATTCCAACATTATCTCCGGTGATTGTGGTACCAGAAGCATAATCAAAATACCCACTGGTAAAGTCGCTTACTGTACCAGTAGCAATAGTGAAGTTACCTGAGACTACTTCAAGATAATTACCAATTAAATTCTGAGCATCAACTTGGTTGGCTGTAATATTACCCGTTACTGAAACATTATTACCAACAATTAAATTTGAATTTATTGCTACTTCTGATTCAAATAAACTAGTACCTGATACTGTTAAATTTCCACGGAGATTTTGATTCCCATAAATAGAGGCGTATCCAGTAACCAATACGTTACCAACAGTGAACGGATCCGTCTCACCTTGGTTAATATAGTACTGGTCTAGGTAAACACGAAGACCACTAAAATTTAATTTCTTATTACGTAATGCAGGATCAATCTCAAATACTGAGACCAGAGTTACCAAATCATCATCGACTATGTCGATGGGATTGATCGCTGGAAATTGCGTAATTTTTCTATTTGCCACCCTACTTTAAGCCAAGTCTTATACTTAATTATAAGCTGGCTTATTTATCTTTAATTTCAATCCTTGGTAAAATGTCTGTTGCCAGGGTCCAGATGCCTTGGATGCCTAGAACACAACCTGTTGAAATAGCAAAAACAAGAATAAGCTCTGCCCAAGTTAGGTTGCGTCTTACATAAATAACTTGAGGTTCTGCAGCTGGAGGTTGTAAAACCTGTGGAGTAGGAGCAGGGATAGGAGCTGGTACTTGTACGAACTGCTGGGGTACTTGACCTGTAGCTTGTCTTTCAGTTACTTGTGCAATGGCATCTTGCAATGCTTGTTCTCGCATTGTTTTGAAATCTGGTCGATTATAAACTACCCCTGGTTGTTGTGGTGGTTGTTGAACTGCCTGATCGTATTCAGCAGGATTTTGATATCTTGGACCTTCTGGATTTTCGTAGTAATTACCAGGTGGTTGACTAGCCGGTACTTGCTCTTCCACGGATAAAGTTGTATCTTTGTAAAAGTGTAACACTTATTTGATATGGCTGAGGCAAATAAAGACCTGCAAGCAATAGCCGCAGAACTTAAAGGCATTAGAAATATCCTTGCTTCTATGTGGCATTCGCGATATTCAAATAAAGAAACAGATCAAGTTAGTCCTGAAATTTATGCAGATGAATATATTTCTACAGAAGAATGTGCAAAGCGTTTAGGTGTAACTGATCAGACGATTCGCAATTGGATCTTACAAGGTAAGAAAAAACAACCTGGTCAAAGGTTTAAAGGCTGGACTCAAGGTATCCATTACATCGTTATTCCTGTAGGAACAAAAAAAGAAATGGTCAGGATTCCTTGGAATCAATTGATTTTGACATACTCGAAAGGGCCGGAGGCTAGCCTACGTACTTTTGATAACCCTGATGGTCCTAACCTATACGAAAATAATAGAGATTTCTTTGAAACATTAAAAGAAAATGAGGGACAAAATAAATGAAACATCGCTTTGACTCTATCCTGATTGATGTTTTAACATTAGAAAATTACGAGTCGTATCTACCAGAAAGTTTGGCGCAACAGGTCGCACCCTTTCTCCCTCCCACTGGTTCTTTTGATGACGCAACTCTACAGCGTTACATCAGAATGATTCGAGATTTTGAAATCGAAGATCCAAATAGCAATATGACATTAGCTAATCGATTACGACTGGCTTTTTCTGATATGATTCCAGAGACAATCTGTAGTCGTTTTCCTAATGCTGACCTGCCTTTGAAGCGTAGATTGCGTTGTGTTGCCGAGTATCTTATACGGGCAGGCGAACTTTCCAAAATGCGCGATGACAATGGTAAGCTAATAAAAAAACGTGGTGTCCTAGGAAAGATGGTTGTTATCTATGAACCATTACCAAAGATGCTCACGGTATTAAACCGTCAAAAACTATTGAACCATGAGTAGACGCGAAGACTTGTTAGCCTCAGTCATTGGTAAGGACATGGATCCTGCCAGTGCTAAGTATGCTGATGCCACTATTAAACTTTTGTTAGGTGATATGGGGGAGCAGAGCATTAAATTCTGGGAGACAGAAGGCCCAGGGGTTATGTGCTTTCAACCAAATAGTAGCGAAAGATCTATGTTTTGGTTAACATTGAAAGAGTTACACTCTGCTGAAGAGAACTCTGATGGTGAACTCAAAGAAACGTTTAAAAGCATCCTTGAAGCAGCTCAAAAAATCGACCCTGCAGCTGGCGCTGGTTACATTATCAACGATCACCAAGGGATGCGATACTTTAACATCGACTATAACCAGGCTTCAGAATGACGGTCCGAAGAGCTAACAACATCCGAGTCGAAGGCTATGAGTGGATCAGTAACCGAGACCTTATTGACAGCGCTCATATGCTTATGGGCAACATCGATTTGGATCCTGCTAGCTCAGAGTTTGCTAACACTTACGTAGGAGCTGATAAGTTCTTTACGGCTAAAGACGATCCAATCAATGAAGCCCAATGGTTTGGAAAGGTTTATTGTTTCCATCCACCTGCTTGTTTGTACTATAACAAACGTGAAGCACGGTGGATTCCAACCAGGGGTCTCTCTCCTACCTTGACTTCAGGCTCTGCTATCTGGTGGAAAACTTTAAAGCACCAATGGCTGATTGGGAATGTTGAACAAGCAATCTTTTTTACTAACTATATTGATCTTGTGATTTACTCTCAGGATATCTTCGATCACCCTGTGTGTATTTTAAAGTCCCGTCCGAAATTGTTACGCCATTACTTTGGTGATGACACGACAGACTCGCGTACTACAGGCGCTAGTGCAATTATTTATTTACAACCTAAAGACAATATTGAAAAAGCGACTGAAGATTTTTGTGATATCTACGGTGAAAAGGGTAGGATTTTGCTGTAGAGTTGGATCACTCAAGCGGCAAGCATGTCAGTTCTAAGCGATAAGCAGATCAAAAGATTTGCAGAAGAAGGTATGATTGAACCCTTCCAGGATAAACTGATAAGTACAGAAAACAATACGCCGATTCTAAGCTATGGTTTATCGAGTTATGGGTACGATATTCGGTTGTCTCCTAGTCAGTGCCTTCTTTTTGGCGGTGTCCAACACGGTGTATGCGATGCTAAAAACTTTGATCCTGAAATCTTAAAAGAGACTGAACTACACGAAGATGAGAAAGGAAAATATTTCATTATCCCGCCATATGGTTATTGCCTTGGCGTTGCTATGGAGCGTCTTTGTCTTCCCAGGAACGTCACAGTTGTTGCAGTTGGCAAATCGACGTATGCGCGTTCAGGTATCCTCGTCAACATTACACCAGCGGAAGCAGGCTGGGAGGGTCATTTGACGTTAGAGATTAGTAATTGTACTAGCTTGTTTAATAAAATTTATGCTAATGAAGGCATCTGTCAGCTCTTGTTCTATGAAGGTGATCCTTGTGAAGTGTCTTACTTAGAAAGAAAAGGAAAGTATAACAAGCAACCTTACAAAGTTGTTTTATCTAAAGTTTGAGTAGACTAGTTAAAGGCTCAATTGTTATAGAGCCTACTGGTTGACGGTTGCGGTTTATCTGCATAGTTCGTTGAACCGGCCCTGCCAAACTGATCTCCTTCAGTGAACGCAGGTACTTGTCCTTCACGATTTGTCCATGGTGCATCAATCTGACGCTTCTGTTGAAACTTTCCAGCTGAACGTGCTGATCTCAGAAACTTTTCAACACGACGCTGCTTGCCTTCGTTGCGAGTGTCCGCTGCACGGCTCGTTGCCCTCTCGTCCTCATCTAAACGACGTGCATCAACATCGTACTGACTTTCAGGATTTAGGTCGCTAATACCTCCACCAGAAGTGCCTGCTACCATCAGATTCTATAACTTATAATTAAGTTTAACCCAGGACAATATAACAATGGACGGCTTTCTTAGTGCCTTTATTGAAGGGAATGATACTCTTCGTCAACGCATGGTTGATATGAATGATATTGGCCAGCCATTAGACAATGAAGCACATGATGTTCCTATGTACGACCAGTACAACACTGGTTTAGCGGTCACGCAAAATGACATGCCACGTGCTAATTTATCTATTGATCCTAGAGCACAACCAAGATGCGGAGTAACGGGAACAATTCCATCAGCGGAAGAGGGGATGATGCAGGGCGCTATGCCACAGCCACGACAACTCTTGGTGGACATGGGGCAGCTCTCCCCCGAAGAGCAAGCAGTGGCAACGACCAACCAAAGGAAGCTGAAGGCTGGTTTAAACCGGTCGGGATCAGTCCTTCAGAATCTGGCGATTTAAATCAAGAAGAAGTTTCAGATTGCCCCGATGGTATTTGCCCTGTTCCATGGGCAAAGAAAGATCCTGAAGAAAAGAGTTATCAAGAAAAAGTCTGGGATACTTATCTTGAAAAGCATAAAGAAGCAGCTGTAGACAATGTAAATCATCCAGTACATTACACAACTGATGGTGGCATTGAATGCATTGAAGCAATTGAGGCCCAACTGACACCAGAAGAATATAGAGGTTATTTAAAGGGGAACTGCGTTAAATATTTGTGGAGAGAAAAATATAAAGGTGGTCGCCAATCAGTTGAGAAATGCCAATGGTACCTCACCAGGCTTCTTGATTTAGACTGAAAACACCTTTTTAAGTGTTATGACAGTAACCAAAAACGAACACGGACAGCACAACGTGTTTGCTAAAGAGCCTGAGATGAAGGTCATGGAAACACTTGAAGAGCATAGTGTTTTAGCAGAGCGCCTTAACGGGCGGTTTGCGATGTTAGGTGTGATGGCTGCTATTGGTGCTTACGCCTCCACAGGTCAATTGATTCCTGGCGTGTGGTGAGTCTTCAATACAATCCTCCGCCATTGCCCGTAAAGCTTTGTGCGGAGGTCGCCTGGGAAATCATCCATACACCTGTTCTTAGCAGAGAACATAAAACAAAAGTGCTGTACAATCTCAGTCGTAGATGCGGGAAAAATCTCATTCCTCCTGGTGTTCTTCCTCCTTCTGGTTGGTATTAGCTGTAGTCCTTCTAAACTAGGAAGGTACTTGAGTGACTACAATGGCACCAATTTCTAAGCGTCCATCTCGTCCTGCAGCTGGTGGAAGTAAGCGTCCTGCAGCGCGTCCTGCAAGTAAGACAGGTGACTCTAAATTACGAGAAGAAAACAAAAGGCTTCGTGCAGAAGTTCGTGGCTTAAAGAAAGAGGGTCGCGGAGATCGTGCAGAAGCAGGTAAAAAAGAAGGTGGTCCAAAACAATCCATGAAGGAAAGAATGGAGCACCTGCGTAGTATGCGTGGGAAAAAGAAAAAGAGCTAATCAACCAAAGAAGGGTTGAAAGTCTTCTTCATCTTCATCGTCTTGCATCATCGTCAGTGCCAATTGCGTTAATTCAATATGCGTTGGCACGTCAAATTCCAATTCAATATTTTCTGCTGACAACATGTCTTTGATTGCTTGTGTTTCGATCAAGCGTTTATGAAACAAGTTCAACAAAGCAAGCTGTAGTTGATCCCATGTCATTTCCATAGAATCTAACTCAGCCTTGCGCATTGCAAGCTCTAAATGCAGAGGCATATCAAATTTTTGCGTATCAGTATTTGTCTCGTCCATTTGTTAGTCTTCGTTGTCTTTATATTTTAAGCCTAAAACGTGAAGATAGAGTCAAACTCATCTGATGAAAAATC